ATATGGCTGGTGTGTGGATCAATACCTGAGTATTTACGCCATTTCCAGAACAAGATTCGACTTGCTATTTTGCGGTTGAAAATCACATAACTTATTCTCTTGTCGGTCTTGCCCAGGATTCTAAGTTGATTTGCCAGATAGTGTGCGTTATTGGCTGCCCCACCAAGGTTATTATCAATATCGATGGCACGAACAACCCCGCCCGATAATTTATCAGGGTTATGATCCGACTTAGTTGCTGAATGGCGAGCATCTCCGATCCATCCATCCGAACGCTTATCTCTATCTGGGAAGGCAGAGTCAATTTGATTTCTCAACCTCTCAGCAGATTTACTTAACCAATAACTCATCCAAGTAATAAAGCGGCTTCTTCAGCGGTTAAACCTAATTTTTCTAATAGAGCAATTTTGTCAAGTGCCTTTTTTTCGGTTTCGGTTTCAATTGCCAATTCTTTTAACCGATTTGCTTCATACACCTTAAACTCAGCAGCGGTCATTTCACGATCAATAACTTCATCAGTTTCTAAATCGTGTATTCTGATAAATGGTTTAGTCATTATTTCACTCCATAGATATAGATTGAGCCAGCAGAGAAAGTGCCAGCAGTAGTGGACACGGTTATCGAAGATATAGCAGTTGTAGTTGTTCTTGCGCCACCTGCGTTTACAACCATGTTTTCAAAAGTTGCAGAATCTTTGTAAAGTCCAGTAATAGAAATTGGTGCTCTTCCTGATACTGCTTGCGCATAATTTGAAATTTTTATTCCATAAGTGTTTGCCGAATTGTTTGAAGAACCATTTGTAAAATTTAGAAGCGTATCAGTAATGAAAGTGTTGACCCCAACACCAATATAACCATAATTCCCCACCCAAACTTGATCCGTAGTTCCGTTTAATTGAAAATTAATTTTCATTGCAGTTGTGCTTGTCGCTCCCGACACTTGCACATACAAATCTTTGTAAGATTGGCTAATTGACGAAACTGTTGTTGAAGCGCCTGAAAGAGTCGTCGTGGATAATAAAGTCATACCGCCAGAAGTAGCGGTTGCCCATTTTAAGCCTGTTGCAGCAGTTGAATCAGCAGTCAAAACTTGATCGTTAGTTCCAACGGCTAAACGGCTAACTGTATCAGCGGCGGTTGCAGCAATAATATCGCCTTTGGCATCGACAATAGTTGGAGCAATTACCGCAGCACTGTCTAGGCTGACTGTTACTGTTCCACTTGTTCCGCCACCTGTTAAACCTGTTCCAGCGGTTACGCCAGTAATGTCGCCTACATCATTGGTGATCCAGGTATAGTCCAAATCTGTTGCAGATGCTTTTGAAAGGATTTGACCAGTCGTGCCGCCTTTAAGATCAACAAAGGAAGTGTCCACTCCATTGAGTGCAGTGCGAATAGCGGCTGCGCCATCCTTCACTAAATCTGTATCGTTTGGAGTAGTCCAACCGAAGTTCGTAGTAGTTGCCATTTATTCTCCTTGTTATGCCACTATTGTAGCATTTAGCCAGTCTAGGGTTGGGTTAATTGATGTCCAGATTTCGACCGCTGGAACGGAATTCCAACGGAATGCTTGAAGGCTATACGCCAGTGGTGAGATAGTTAGATTGATTTCAAGGGTGTTATATCCAGCGCTGAAAGTCCAACCCTCGACAAAGCCCTGGAATGAACCATCTGAAATGTTTGGTGGTAAGTCAGAGATATTTAACGGCAAGCCCATAAATACCTTGATTAAAGCATCACGATCAGAATCGGATAATTCTGGGCTAACCAATTGGTAACTTATAGAATCGAATACGGCTTGAGGGTAAGCACGAAGTCCTAGGTAGAATTCGGCTTGCGCTTGAGCATCGGCTGCGTTTTCCAAGGTCGTATCGACTACCTGTCCAAGTTCGCCGTAAAGGGCAATAGATTCTAAATCGGAATCAGTGTAACTAGAATTCTGATTATGCTTATAGTTAATAGTTACTTTGTTGCGAATGTCGCCAGAGCGCGTAACTGTCCGAAAACCTGCTCCAAGAGCATCATTGGCTGATAAATCTACATACCCATAAGTGCTGAAGTATTCTGTTCTATGAGTGCTATCTGCATAACTGATTCTACCTTGAGCATCTTCGTAAAGATATCCAAGTCCAGAATTGGCTATCAATTCAGCAATAGAATAATAATCCGCAGAACTAGAAAATCTCTGATCTAAATCATAATCGCCTGGTTGGTCGATTTCACCCAGACCAGTGTTGAGCGCATCCTGCCATTGAGTAGTTGCATTAAAAGTGTTCCATTGAGTAGCAGCAGGAACTGCATTCCATTGAGCAAATAGCAGAGTTGAGAGCAACGCATACATCTGGTCGCCATCTTTGTCTTTAGCCAATACACCAGTTGTAACGCTCTTAGGAAGTTTTGCCAGAGCGCCTAGCGCGGTTATCTCGATAGCCTGGTTGTAATCCACTGATCCAATTGAATTGATGCTAACGGCTAAATCTGTAATAGTGCCGCCAAATATTGGCACGAATGTAGCAGTTGAATCTTTAAGTTCGATGGTAACTGAATCATTTATTTCCATTGGAATAGCAGTCTGGTCAAAATTAAGAATGGACAATTGGCAATACCCAGCAACTGGTTGCGAATAGATATCAGTTCGACCTGAAGTGATTGTCAGGTTAGCCAGCGTTAAATTGGTGTAGGTAACTCCATCAACTATGACGCGCCAAACTGGATTCCATAATGTCATTAAGCAAAAGCCCCTGCGCCTAGTGATCCGCGAGCCTGAGAACGATTTAGGATATTGACGATTGTGCGAGCAGTGCCTTCTGAATCAAGAGCGCCATTGACTGTGATATTGAAAGTGTTACCACCACCGCCACCTTGGTTTGGAATGATTGTTCCGCTGGTTGAAGAGGTAAAGAGTTCTGGACCATTTTCGCCAACTAGGTAAGTAGTGCCAGCAGACACTGGACCGCCCATTGCGCGACCGCCACCGAAGATACCTGAGATTCCTTGAGTAACTGGGTTATTTTTAATAAAGTTTGCAAAGGCTACCAAGCCTTTATATGCCTTATCAATAAGAGTAACTAGGCTTGAGAATAGATTGATCACTGCACTAATTGCAACGCCTAGAACCTTGAATGCCGCACCTAAAACTTCGCCAATAAACGGCGCTAAATAAGTTTTAGCAAATTCGTAAATAGCCTTTGCAAATCCAAGAAATTTATTTAATTCAGTTGAGTTCTCACCCAGCGCATCTGAAACTTTAGAAAATGCTTCTCTAATTCCTATAATGATTGGACTAAATAAACCTTTAACAAATTCGTAAACTGAAATCAAGATTGGGAGAACATTTTCCTTGAGATTGCCAGCAAAGTCAGATATTGCTGGAATTGCCTTATCAACAAATAGTGAAACCATTGGAGTGATGGCATCAAGAATAAATCCGCCTACTGTTTCCTTGCCTTCATCAAATGCAACTTTGAGTCTTTGCATCTTTCCATCAAAAGTTTCGGCTTGAATGGAAGCCTGGTCTTTGAAAGTTGCAGCCAATACCGCAGTAGCAGCATCAAAATCTTTTGACTTAATAATGTTTTCATCGATGCTAACGCCTAGTCGCTTTAATGATCCGAAGTTTCCATCATGGGCTTTTGCAAGACTTTCTGAAACTTGAGTTAATGACTTGCCTGTTGCGGCACTAATATCTAGGGCAAGGCTCTGCAACTTTTGGGCTTCTGCAACATCCTTAGTTGAGCGAATTAGGCGATCTAAGGAAGGTCGAAGTTCATCATCGGTAACGCCATTGGCAAGAGAAGTCTTGAGGATATAATCCTCGGTTGCCGCTATCTGGGCATCTGTTGCGCCTGTAACATTCTTTAGGGAAGCGGCTAGGCGTAACTGCGCGGCTTCATCTTCTATGGCTGCTTTGACCCCATCAACGGCTAATTTGCCAGCATAAGCAACGGCGGCAACACCAGCGGCGAGAAATGCAGCACCCGCAACTTTACCAAACTTAGTAAGTTTATCTCCAAATGTTTGGACATCGTTTGAACCATTAGTCAGATTTTTCTTTAGATCATCAATATCCGCAAGGATGGAAAGTTTAAGGGTTCTAGAACCTGAAGCCATTAGTCATCCCATTTCTTGTATATCTTCGCAAACGAATCTTCCCATTGCTGGATAATCTGCGGTTGTATTCTGCGTAAGGTATTCCAGATGAAATAACCTTTATTACCTCTAACCCCAAATTTAGGCGTTCTACTTTGAAATTGTTTCAAGTTATTAGAACCAAATTCAACGCCAGCCAAGATTCCAGGACCACTACCTCGGTCCTGGTTCAACTGAGTAGTAGCACCGCCGGAAAACTTTTGACCAGCAAATCCCAGCGAAAATTCACCGATTCGGGAAGTCTTTGATATGCGGACTCCATCGGCTATGCGCCTGGCTTGCTTAGGTCTAGGGTGGTCGCTTGCGGCTTGCTTAATCTGATCCACTGCGTATTCAACAAGTTTGCCAGTGGTTGCCTTAGCCTCTAATGCTGACTGTTCATCCATATTCTTCATGGCAAAAATAATCTTGCGCAGTTCGCCTTTGTCATACTGAAAGACGCGCTCTTCAGCGATTTGGCTCATTGCGCTCCTTTAGTATCTCGATCGCGGTAAGAATGTCTTCGGCAGTTTCCCATTCCCGCATTGGGATATGAGTCGCTATCGCTAACTCGACAAGCAGTCGATTTATACTTCCGCGCTTATGGCTTTTGGGTCATCATCGCCAACTTCAAGATTCGTAATGCCTTCCATCCAGACATCTAATGTCTTAGTTGGTTTTCCTGCGGCTTCTCGCTTATAGGCTGAATGAGCGACAAACAAGATATCCCACATTCCAGAAAACTCTTGAATGGACTTCTTTGTTGCCATTTCCCATTTTGCGAAGTCTGGTGGATAGGCTACATAAGTTGCACTATCCCCAGACGCGAACTCGACTGTTATCGACTTTTTCATTTTGCTCCCTGTTTAGTTTGTTACGAGAAGTTCTCTGTTGGTGTTCCAACTACGAGCATTGACCATGAATCGGTTTGCGCTCCTGGTGCTGCGCCGCCGACTGCTGGAAATACTGGGAATGCAGTTCCTGTAAATACTGCGCCAGTTGTTGCAGTAATTGAATAAGCAAGTGCTGTGTTTGGTGCTGTTTCAGCAGCAGTCCACATTGCTTCAAATAGTGATGATGCAACACCCCAGTCAGCAAGAAGTTCGATTGCAAGTGTCCACTGATCGTCAGTGTGCTTGTAAGCCTTGCCATCTAGTGTCTGATAGGTGTCAATTACTGGTGAGTTTGTCAGGGTAACGCTAGTTGTTTGTCCATCGTAGTTTGCTGCCGCGATGGTGAAAGTAATGTCGCGCCCTGTTATGACTGTTGTTGCCATTGGGTTTTCTCCTTAGTTGGTTTGTGTGTAGTAAGTTGAAACGCTTATATCCGCGACAAGCAAATTGCTAGCGCCTACTTGTGTAACTGTTGGTCGTTGAACTGCTCCTACTTCGTATCCCGCTGGGATTGCAGAAACAACACTTATGATTAACTGCTCGATATTGTCGAGAGATGCTGGGTTGGAATTATACGCAACGCAGACTGTGATTGTGTAATTAAGTTTGCAATGAAAAGATGACTTTCCAATTGTATTAAATTCGATATAGGGTGAATCTGGAACGCACACAATTGCTGGTGGAATTACAGTTTCTGGAACGAAGGCGTAGACATTGCCAGCAACGCCAGCAAGTGCAGTTGCAAGTGGTTGTCTAACCGATGAAAGGATCGTTGATGCGGTCATTGAACAATAGACTCAACATCGATGTATGCGCCAAGTAATCCTACGCAGCGGTTGAATAGTGAGCGCCCCATCCGATACGGAGTAGGAGTGAAATCCACTCCTTCAATTTGTCCGCCAGGAGCGACTCTGGATTGAAAGACTTCAACTGAAACAACTAGAACGGCTGACTCAACTGCTGAAACTCCAACATAAGTTGAAGCGCCTGAAAGTGTTGCTAAGCCTGAAGGAATCACATTTTTTGGCAAGATATCTGCGTTAGTTAAAGCAACTGAAAATTCATAATCTGATGGAACGGCAGTAATTGTAAAAGTGCCGTTGAATGGTGATCCGCAACCAGTAATGACAACTGATTGGGTTAAAGAAAATTCGTGAGCGCCTAGAGTGTGAAATGTAGCCACATTATCTTCTAGTTCTACTGCGTCAATTGGTTGGGCATATCTTGTGAGCATAGGAAGAATCACTTGCTCAGCAGTGTCAATAATATCTGTTAAATAAGCATCTGAATAAAGAGCAACAGACACGCCAAGAATAGATCGCAATTCAGCGACTGAAACTATTGATGCCATGTCTGCCTCTCTAGGACTGCTGGGTGAGTCGGGAGCAACCCACCCATGATTAGTTTGTTGTTACGCTACTGCTAGGAAACGGAATGCAGTTGGGTAACGATTGACAACTGCGCAATATCCGTAAAGTCCGATATCAAGTTGTCCATTTGCAACTACCGCAGTGCGAAGTTGAATTTGAGCGCTCTCGTGGAATCGCATTGCGTTTGAAGGATAAACAAGTGCATACTTAGAACCTGCATCGTTGCCTGTGTAGTTTGGATCAACGATGAGTGAAAGTCCAGCAACTGTTCCAGCAGTCGAACCTTGTGAGATTAAGCCGTTAGCATTCTGAGGTGCTGCGGCTGCGAAGATTGGGCGACCAGTTGAATCAACTGCACCAAGTAAACCAGAGAAGTCAATATCATTAACTCCGCCACCTGTTGCAACTAGTAAGCGATTTGGTGTCATGCGCATTACGCCGAATGAATCAGCAATACCATCTGCAATTGACTTGTAGATTGTTGATCCTGTTGAACCTGCTGAGTTTTGTGCAGCAATGTTTGCAGCGTAAGCATCTGTCTTTTGTGCGTATGACGCAGCAAGTTCTTGAATATAAAGATCAAGGAAACTTGGATCGCTGCGGTCGACCAATTCTACATCTAGGCGACCAGCACCTGCGAACTTGACTACTGTATCTTCTTGGAAAGTTACGGCAGTGTCAGTTGATGAGAATTCAGCACCTTCTGCGGTTAGGGCGACAGTCGCCTGGGCTCCGAGTTTCGGCGTGAAAATCTTCATGCCCGATGCTGGGAGTGGTGCAGTTTCGATGCTTGAAATGAATGGGCGTGAGTTGTCAATAATTCCAATAACATCGCGAAGATAGTTAGGTGGAACCATGCCTGTATTTTCTGCAACTGTTGCAACTTGTAGTGCTGCGATTAGATCGCGAGCATCTGAGTCGCCGCGTGATGCAGCCAATTGAGCCTTAGCAACTTGACCAGCGGTAACATTAAGATTAACGCGTGGAGAGGAATACATAACTGGCGCTGATGCGCTTACAGTTACTTCTGACTTTGCAGCCTCTACCGCTTCGGTAGACACTGACTCTTGAGCGGTTTCGGACACTAGGTCTTCTCCTTCTGTTTTAGTATCTGAATCGGTTGATTCAGAAATTTCGGTTTCGGTTGCAGCAACTTCTGTAACACGCGCAGAATCAATTGCTGGATCAGTTACTAAACTTGTTTCTATCATTTGAGATGAGGAGATAACCATTGCGCCATCTTTGTTATCCCATT